ACCGCAGTAGGTGATAGTTCGGTTTTAAAAAACTACATTAAGAACACCCGCTAAGTCATTGATGTTCCCCGTGTTCCAGGAAAAGAGGGGTCAAAACAGGGTTAAGTTGTTGATATTGCAGAATGTTCCCTGTGTTCCAAGTATTAAAGTATATATATAAACCTATTATTCGACTCTGTGTGTAAGTGCTTACACAGATAAACTCGTTCAGATTCCAAAGGTATAATATTGGAACTTTTGAACTTTGGATCATTCCTTTAAAATCAATGACTTACAAGCACACGTGTTGGAACATACAGTCACAAACCACCGCACGCCACGTTCTACCATTTCTTGACACAGCACGACAGTTGTGATACTGTGTTAGGAGTAGGACATCAACAATCCTGCCAATACGACCAACCGAGGCTGCTAACGCAGACCAACCGAGGCTGCTAACGCAGACCAACCGAGGCTGCTAACGCAGACCTTTTAGGGAATCCCCTAAAACCCAAACGACTAACCAAACCAATGGAGATCAACATGACCAACCAAGAAACAGTGACAGTGCAAGGTTTCGCGTGGAACAGCACAACACGGACACACTCCGACAAAGTTCTGCATGAGGCTCGCAATACGATTGACGCTGCGGCGTGGATCAAGCGGAACGGGGGGAAGCTGAACGACCTGACCATCCTGCGCACAAACGAGACCTTCCTCCTGCACAACCTGCTGATCGAACATGGACGTGACGAAGTAATGGAGGTGGCGTTCTGATGACACATTTTCACCTGAACGACATGAACCTCGACGATCTTATGGACGAACCCCAACTGCCAGAGGCTCAGTGCCGTGAGTGCGGAGAGACGTTCCCAATGAGACGCGCCATGCTGGGCTATAACGTATGCCTGACCTGCGGAGACATCGTCGCTGCAAGCCAACGAGCAAGCTGGTGCATAGTGCCAACCCCCAAAGGTCATTACACCCGCGTGACTAATAAAGCAGACCTACTTCACCTGAACCAGAAGACACGGTGACAGTATAACTTGACACCATAACACACTACACACCACAGGATCACATAACTTGACACAGCCTGATACTTGTGATACTGTGGTGTTACGTTACTACTAGCAACCAACCAATGGAGACTACCATGACTGACCAACTCACAACCAACATCATCGACCCACAGGCTGCTACCGCAGACCTTTTAGGGAATCCCCTAAAAACCAACGCACCGAGCATCGCATCAGCGGCTATGGTGGTGGACTTCAACGCCTCTGTGTGGACAGCCCGCAAGAAAGATCGCAAGGCCTCGGACGACATCACCAACATGAACTACGCTGCCAAGGGTGTGGCCAACGTGTCCAAGAACTTACTCGGCGACTGCGAGGAGCTACGTGCAGTGCAGAAGTTCGCGGCCAATGTGCGCAACATACACTACAGCATGACAATGCCGTGGTCCGACAATGGCTCGCGACTGCTCACCACCAAACAGTATTTCAGATACAACGAGGTGATGACTGACTTGCAGAACGAGTTTAGCCGCCTAGTCGGTGTGTTCTTGCAGGAGTATGAGTGGGAGATCACGCAAGCCCAAGCCAAGCTGGGTGACATGTTTAACCGTGACGAATACCCGACGCGTGACAGTCTCGAGTCTAAGTTTGGTTTCCGCATATCCTATATACCACTGCCAGAGGCGGGCGACTTCCGTATCGACATCGGTAACGAGGCCATGACGCAGATCAGAACGCAGTATGAGAGCCACTACGCGCAGGCAATACAGACAGCGATGAACGACATCTGGCACAAGCTGCACGATAACCTCACCACACTTGTCCGACAGTTGGACTCCAACGACGAGGGTAAGGGGAACCGCCTGTATGATAGTGTGTTTGACCGCGCACTCGAACTGACTGGGATGCTCGGCACCTGTAACGTGACACAGGATACACAGATGGAGGCTATGCGGCAGAAACTAGAGCAGGCACTCTATGGGCTGAACCTCGAGCAGATCAAGAACTCACCCACGCTGCGTGAAGACACACGCAAGAACCTCAACGCTGCACTCGCAGCACTACCAAGTTTGGATATGTAATGCGGATACGTGACATCCTCGGAGACATCGTCGGTGTGATCGCCATCTTCGGCGGCGGCTACGCCCTACTCATCATCGGCCACGCACTCGGCTACTAACAACACAACACAGGTAGCACCCGCTACCAAAACAGAGTTTAGGGAATCCCCTAAAAACAAATGGAGACTACAATGACTAACCAAGCACATCAGATGTATGCACTAGGCCTCGACCAGATCACAGCAGCAATCAAAGCTGTAGGGCACAAGCGAACCATCCTCGTTCAAGGTGACATGGGCACAGGCAAATCGTCCATCCTCAAGACACTGGCAACAGAGATGCCCGACCACCTACCATGTTACTTCGACTGCACAACCAAAGACCTCGGTGACATCACGATCCCGAACATCGCCAAGTTAGATGACGGGACAGGCTACGTCACATACCTGACCAATGAGGAATTGGGTGTGCACAACAACCAACCGATTGCCTTGATGGTAGACGAGTTTGGTAAGGCTAACCCCGCTGTGAAGCTGGCACTGCTACGTCTCATTCTCGAACGTAAGATCGGCAGCTACACGCTGCACCCTGACAGTGTGATCTTCGCCACGACCAACAAGGGATCAGAGGGTGTAGGTGATATGTTACCGCCACATGCCCGTAACCGTATGACCGTAGTGCAGTCGCGCAAGCCTAACAACATCGAGTGGATCGAGTGGGGTATCAACAACGGTATCGACCACAGCTTGCTTGGCTGGTGTAAGGACAACCCGCACCTGTTTGCATCCTTCGAGGATGTGCGTGACCCCGACGAGAACCCGTATATCTTTCACCCCAAGCAGCAGCGCGCAGCCTTTGTTACTCCGCGTTCACTAGAGGCTGCGTCTGACATCCTACACCAACGTCACTTGTTCGACAGTCAGACACTCACGGGTATGTTGATGGGCACTATCGGTGATCGCGGTGCGATGGACCTGATGGCGTTTGTTAAGATGTCCGACCAGCTGCCTAGCTTGCAGTCTATCAAGGATGACCCGACGACCGCCAAGGTTCCCGAGAGTGCAGCTGCCGTATGTATGGTGGTGTATCGGACACTCGCATCACTGGAGTCTAGCTGGGTTAATGCGTGGATGGACTACATGCCGAGGCTTGATCGTGAGGCACAGGGTATGTTCGCCAATGGTGTGCGCGCTCCCAAGTATTCCAAGCAGAGCATGGTGATGACGAACAAGAAGTTCACACAGTGGGCGATGGACAACAACTACATGTTTGCAGCGGATAAGAAGTAATGCGCTCGTATTATGTAACCGTCGAGGGACTGGTATCACGTGTCATATGGGTCGACGCCGACAACATGGCCGATGCAATGAAGTGGGCCAAGACTGATTTCAAAAGCGCATTGGGCGCAGATAACGCTGTCGTTGTGGCAGTAAATGAGGAGAAGAAAAATGGTTAATCAAATCAAACGCCGTAAGCGTATCACGTGGACCAAGGAACTGGATCAGCAACTGGTGACACTACGAGAGCTGAGTTTCACACCGCGTGCAATCGCTGGAATCATGGGTATGCCACGTATCGCGATATACAACCGAAGTGCGAGACTAGGCTTGAGCAAGATGACTGCGCAACTCGAGATGGACCTACAGGTAGCACCCGACACCGGAACAGAGTTTAGGGAATCCCCTAAACGTCGAGAACTACCAACATACATCGACGAAGCTACGCGCGTCCCAGCAGACTACGTAATTGAACAACAACCCAAACCAAAGCCCACATGGTGGAAACATATGATGTGGTGGAGAAAATAAAATGTTATCAATAGGTAAACAACTTACACCAGAGCAACGGCTATCAAAGGCCGTTGTCGACATCATGGGTAGAGCGCAAGCCCTGTCGGGTGTCATCATGATCGGTGATCGCAATGTGGAGCACGATGCAGCCAAGGTTCCGACAGCCTGCACAAACGGTCGCGACGAGATGTATGGCGCTACGTTTATAGAAGGACTGAACGACGCAGAGTTACGGTTCCTCGTTCTGCACGAGGTGTATCACAAGCTGTATCGTCATCTGACAACGTGGCAACACCTCTATAAAGAGAACCCACGTGTGGCCAACATATCCTGTGACTATGTCATCAACGACAAGATCATGTCCGAGTATGGCAAGGATGGTTGGGTCAAGATGCCCGAGGGTGGGTGCTACGACCCCAAGTATTCTGGCTGGGATACTGCCCAAGTCTACAATGACCTCAAGGAGGGTCAGGACGAGGACGATAGTGGTCAAGGTAACGGTGGCGGTCAAGGTGACGGTCAAGGCGGTGATGGGCTACCCCAAGGGTTCGATGCGCATGACTGGGATGGTGCTCAGGATATGACAGCAGATGAACAGCATGAACTGGCCCGCGACATCGACGAAGCTGTGCGTCAAGGTGCATTGATTGCAGGTAAGCTGGGTAGTGGTGGTGATCGTAACCTCGACGAACTCATGCAGCCCCAAGTGGACTGGCGTGAGGTGTTGCGTGACTTCGTGCAGACAACATGTGCGGGCACTGACTACTCTACATGGCGACGTCCAAGCAGACGGTATATAGGTGCAGACATCTACATGCCATCGGGTATCAGCGAACAGGTTGGTGAACTGGTGGTGGCTATCGACACGTCGGGTTCTATCGGCGGTCGTGAACTGTCTGCGTTCTTGTCCGAGGTCAAGGCTGTGTGTGACACGGTGCACCCCGACAAGCTGCGCCTGCTATACTGGGACACCAAGGTCTGTCGTGACGAGGTGTATGAGGTTAACGAGCAAGACGATCTGGTTAACTCTACCAAGCCAGCAGGTGGTGGGGGCACATGTGTTGAGTGTGTCCCTACGTATCTACGTGAGCACAACATCAACCCGCAAGCCTGTATCGTCTTAACAGATGGCTACTTGTATGGCGGCTGGGGTCAGTGGGCTAATCCTGTGCTGTGGTGTGTGCTCGACAACGAGAGAGCCAAGCCCGACGTGGGCGTGACTGTAAATATCAAATCAAGGGAGATGTGAGATGGGCTATCGAAGTGACGTGGCGTTTGTCGCGGCGTTCAAAAACAAGGAGCAGCGCGACGAGGTGTTGGCAGTATACGCCATGAACCCACACGTGCAGAAGCATAACCTTATGAAAGACTGGGAGCATACCGAGGCCAACGGGCATCCTGTGCTCTACTTCACGACTAACGACGTTAAATGGTATGAGGGCTATGAGGCCGTTCAAGGTGTCGAAGCGCTTGGCACCCTCATATGGGAGTTTAACGAGAATCGTGGGTTCCCATACCTCTGGTATAAGTCTCGTATCGGCGAAGACGTGAGTGATATGGAGGAGGATTTAACCTACGAGGATGACGAGCACACAGACCTATCAGCGATTGTCCACGAGAACGTGGAGGTGCGGCGGACCGTATCACTACACTTTGAACCAATGGAGACTAACACATGAAGAACTTAGATATTGACTGCCCCGAATGTGATGGCGAGGGACGCTGCGAATACGAACGTGCAGTGCCCATGTCAAACTCAAACCCCTATGGCTACCTCGAGGACTACTGGGCCGACTGCGAGAACTGCGGTGGAACTGGTATCATCGAGGCTGACATAGAAGACGACGAATAGAG